TGGCGTTTTATTTGTGCATTAGTTGGTGATAAAGGTTCTGCTGCACCACTTGCACTAACTGCAAATTCACCGCCACTTGTTCCAACAATCAAAACTCTACTTGATGTAAGATACCTAATAACATTTACCTGGTTAGATCCAATAGTATATGTCAAAGCATCATCAGCATCTATGCCGTCTGCAAAATCTTCAAAGCTGCCGCCTACTGAAAAAAACAAAGTTTGTGGTTGTGCCGTTGTATTTGCAAAAACCAGGCGCTGCTCAAAAAAAGTTACCGCTGCTGGATGGCCAGTTGTAGAGCTAAACGCTCCCAGGCTAAAATTACTATCAGCTTCAAGCTCACCATTTATTGTTATTGATGCGCTAGCTGATTCATCTACAAGATCTACGCTTGGAGAAAACAAAATTGTATCAGCTGTAACCTGGACTAACAAAACAGCAGACGATTTATTATTACCACCATTAGATGCACCAGATATTGTAACCTTTTGACCTACCTTAAAACCCTCAGTAACAAAATTACCAGCGGTGTCTGTTATTCTATCATTATGTTCCAGGCCAGTAGAGCTTGGATCTCCCTCAAAAAATGCAATCGTTGATGCAGTATAGCTTGGCATCAGCTCAGTTCTACCCTCAGCATTTTCCTGGACAGTTGCAGTTACAGAAGTTGCACTTGTAAAGTTTGTTATCTTTGCAAATCCATCATGCAGCTTTACTAATCTTCCAACATCAGTAGAAGCAAAAGTGCTTGCGCTTGCAGTAATAGTTACACTACCAGTACGGCCATTTGCAGTTAATGTTGTGGTTGTTGTATTAGGATCTTGCATTGGACCACGGAGAAAATTTACTTCCGATATTGTCCACGCAGTATGACTTGTCCTGGTTATCTTTTGCACTGGATGCGATGGATGCACCAGGTACATAACATCAGCGCTCTGTGTAAATTTTATTTCAGATACCTGGGCGCTAGTGTAAACAGTTGTAACTTCTATTGGATTTGAACTACCATCAACAATAGTGCCGCCATCTTTATGTATTCTAAAATATTGCTCACCAAACTCTAATATGTAAGCTTGCTCAACATTAAACTCAAAAGGTATTAACCTGGTAAAGTTTGCGCTTGTTTTTACAGTGTTTACATACTTTGTGCCAGGTCTACGGCTAGCGCCACCATGAGGATGTATTATAAAATTTTGTAGCTTTTTGCAGCCATTAAAATATTTATTAACATCGGTGCGGCCCTCTAACCTGGGCGATAGTTCACCAGCAGTAAAATTATTAAATGGAGGTGAAGCCTTAGCCATTTACAACCTCGCATTAATAAATGTATTTGCAGCTAGTACATCACTATCCTGGATGCTTGAAGTATTAGTTGTATTGCCCTCAGTAGCATCAACAAACCTCGCTTCTTTTAATTTATCTCTATACAAAGCTGCAAGCTGCGATGCCAGGCTAATACTGCCAGATAATGGATAAGCTATATCAGCGGCTAGCGCAGCCACAATAGTTTCTAGCAAGAGAGTGTCATATTGGTTTGGATCAGTTATTTTACCAACAAACACCAGGTTAATTGTGCTTTCATCAGATAAAATTTTTCTACCCTCAAGCTCAAACTTAATCTCTGGATCTGAAAGTTTTAACACTCGCAAACAAAAAGGATCAGTAGGTAGCGTAAATTGTTTTGCAAAAGTAAAACTAGGCGCATCACTATCTGGTGCTAGTGTTTGCCTGGTTATCAAACTATTCCAGGGATGAGATCTAAATGTTGCATCCCTTACAAACTCATATCTTTGATTACATATTCTGGCAGCTTTACTATCTTCTGTTAAAGAAATAATATTAGATGCACCGATTTGATTTAAAGCTGAGTTACAAATATCTACTACTGAAGCCATAATAATTCCTATAAAAAAGGCAGCGCATTTCTACGCTGCCTATAGTTTAGTTTATAACGTATTCAATAATGAATGACATTGTACCAGCAGTACCACCAGTTGCATTGAATGTTGCAGCAACATAGTAGTGTCCTCCTGGATCTGTTGAATCACCAGCGATAGTGTAAACTTCTTGACCGCAAGTATTTATATCTGCGGCTTCAAATCTTACATCTGTCATAGCAGCTGCATCAGCAACGGAGCTTGCAAAGCAATCTTCGTCTTTGACTACGCCAGCGCTAGTGTATAGGCCAACATTAAATGTGCAGCTACCACCTAAGCCATCACTGCCTATTTTAAGGGAGCTTATTCTAGCGTTAGTAGGTATTGGAGCTAACATAACAATATCGTTATCTGTGCTATCTCCATCTGCTAATTCAATAGTGCCTTGAGCAATCCTGGTTGTTCCAGTTAACAAACCAGCATCACTCATTGTATATGTAGCTTCAAAATTGGCTACGAGATCAGAATTTTTTGTTGTCATAATCTATCTCCCAATTAAGCTGATTCATCACAAAGGATAGAAACCACTTTAGCTTCTTCCATTCGTGTTGCACCAAAGGTTGCACAATAAAAGACTTGAGTGCTGTAACTCTTATCTGCACGCTCGTCTATCTTCGCCATTACGTCTTTCCCAACAGCAAGCTTGATTCCGTCTTCAGCCCAAGCAAAGCAAGTTCTGATACTGGAAGCCACGGCTAACCTTGTTGACATAATGAATTTAAAACCCATAAAAGTGTCTACTTCACCAGCGACAAGAGCTTTTACAGTATTAAAATCACTTGATGTGATTTGTGTAGTACCAAGTAAAGCTTCTACTTGAGCTGGAGCAACAGCAATATATCTTGGGATTGATGGATCTACTGAACCCTCATCCAAAATCTTTTTTGCATTTATAAGCTTAGCTATGGTTAAGTCAGCTGATCCATGAGCAATAATATTACCAGATGCCATTGCAGTATCTGTGCTACCGCTGGATCCAGTTTTTGCTGTACCAGTTGCAGCAGTAATAATTGCATCATCCATTGATCTGCCTATTGCTGAAGCAGCTGCTTGAGCATAAGTAGATGTAGGATCAATTAACATTCTTATTTTGTCGGCATCATCAATTAGATCGGCCCACTCATAAGAATCCATTGTTACCATTCGTCTTGAATGTGGTGTATCAAGAATTTGTGTATCTTGATGTCTTGATGTTCTTTTGACTGCGGCGGTTGCACCTACCTGGTCAAAAAAGGCTTTCTCACCAGTTACAGATTCCTCAGATACAGAACCTCGTAGCAAAGAACCTCTTTGCTGCGACAATAACTGTACGTTGGAGCTGAACTGATTAACGAAAGCAGTAGTGATTTGTGAACTCATTACATACTCCTATAGTTCAAAAAAATTAAAACGCTACCTGGGAATCCAGACGTAAGGTTATTTGGTTTTGCGAGGGCCTTTGCTTATCTCGACTACTTTACTTGGCTTGGTTTTTGGAGGGCCACTAGGCTTATCTCCAGCTTCGCACCATTGTAAATACTTATTAGCTCTTTCCATTGGATCATCTATTATTCTTCCAGATCCAGTTTCTAGCACCATTCTTAAAACTTCTAATCTAAACTCTCTATCCACTTAACATCTCCCTATATTTCATTACTTCATCTACATAAAATGTGTGCTGAGGATGCTTTGCATCCCAATAAGGCGTATTCTCAGCAGTCATTTCAACAATTTTAGAATTGATTTCTTCTGGTCCAAGAGCATTAGACGTTTTAACGCCCTCTAAGCTATCCTCACCAACCTTGTTAGTGATGTACTCACCAACATTCACAATCATTCTAATAACATCTGGATGATCTCCTAAACGCCGCCCATCAGCTAACTCAATATTTGCAATCTCTATATTGCCAAACTGCTGAAGAACGCCGTTACCAACTTTCATTCTATCCTGGAAAGCTGGACCATATTCTTTTTGCAGTTCTTGAGTTGTCTTTTGTACCTCAGCTTGAACATTTATTTGATCTGTACTGAGTTGATTATTAGTATGTTCGTTAAATTTATTTAAAAGTAATGCTGCCTGGCGCTGCGACAACCCAGCTTCATGAGCCGTGTTCTGAAACCAGTTTAACATTTCTTCATTTTTTACCTGGTCATCTGGTATTGTAGCTGCCAAGTTATAATCTTTTGCTTCATTTGGCCTACCAAGTTTGCCATAAACAACATTCCAATCATCATCGGTGGCGTGTTTACCTGGTATGGCTACTTTATCAGCACCAATCATAGATTGTGAATGAACAAAACTTTTTATCAATCCTGGTACATCCTGGATTGATTCCAAAGATTTATGTCCTTTTATTTCTTCTGGAATTTCTGAGCGCCAATCATATGCGGCTGGCTGCGCAGACGGAGCTTGTCCAGCATCTTCAACGGCTGGAGCTTCCGCTACCTGGGCTTCTTCACTCATGTTTCAACTATGTCCTCTCGTTTTGGTTGATCGGCCAGCATTGCTTTTATAAATAGCACTACAGTACGCTGGCCCTCTCTGTAGGCTGTTTCGGTTGGATCTGGAGAAAACGTAGATCCATTAATGTGATACCTGGCTTCCAAATCCTTTAAGATTGTTTCACCATCTTTACTGTTAAATAAAACTTTATAAGCTGCTCTAAGCTCCTCAATACTCATTGTGTAGCCTTTAACAATGGCGCTGCTGCACCAGCTGATTCAGCGACTTGCTGCGCCTGGTCTAACTGTTGTTGTTGTGCTTGCTGAGCTTGTCGTTGTTCTCGGATCTCACTAACCTCATCATCACCTCGCACTGCTTTTGCTGGCACTGATAATGCACTAATCAAATGTTTGACCAGGTTATCTGCATCCAGGTAATCAATAACGCCAGGATCTACCTGGGCCAGCGGCTGCATTAGTTCAATAAACTGTAGCGAGCTTTGAACATCGCCAGCTCTTTGAGCTTTTGCTAGCGGTGATACATATTCAATATCAAAATCCTGGCCCTGGATAATATCTGGAGCTGGTTTAAAAAGATTCTTCCTGGCTAAAATATTGTAGCTCCTGGTAATCAATGGCTGCAATAACTCAGCTTGTAATCTTCCTAGCACTGGTCCTAACAATCTCATTTTTTCTTCAGTACGCTGCACAACCTCGGTTGCCGTCATCTGCGGACCTTGGCCCAGGATAAGCTGGTCAACGTAGAAAGCTGATTGGATAGCTTTCCTACGTTGTTCTTCCATATTCAACCCTATAGGATTATTTGCACCTATATTCAATGGCTCTAGTCTATCTCTAGTGCCAGACCTATAAAAATTAAGGCCGCCAGGTACAGTTCTTATGGGGAGA